TTAAAGGATTGGACGGTCAAAAAAGATGTTCAGGGGCATATTGTTAATTCAATATAATTCATTTATATTTGTCCCATGGAAAAACACGAAGTAGTCGGATTTATACCCAAACTTCTCTACAAAATATTTCTTTTCTTAAAAGATAAATTTGACCCAAGACCTCAAATTACTGATGAGGAGACATTTGCCCGACAAATTTGTGATAAAATGATTCAACACTCAGAATCTAAGTTAAATTTTACCCCGCTATCCTCAAAAAGAATCATCAAAAACGAACCACTAAACATGTACATTGTTATGGAAAACTATACAGTACATGTTATTAACCACGTATACAGCTATAGTGTATATTTCCAAGACAGCAATTCCTTCAATCAACTAAAAGAACTGTTTGACCAGGTTATGGAAAAAAAACGTGAAAACTTGGAAACTGAAATTAGGAGTAATATTCAACACTCTCTTAAGAAAATTTTAGACAAACTTAATTAAAGTTAGTATCTTCCCGTCATATATACATGAAGAACCTCAGGTATCCTATAACAAAAACTCTTCTCACCAACATTATTAATACAAGGAACAGGTTGTAATTTTTTCAGAATCCTTTTCAACTCCAAAGGGGCATTTGAGAACATTTTATCAATTTCTTTTACAGGATATAATCTGTTAGAGTCGTATTGTTCTTTAAGAACTTTTTTAATGATATCTTTTAAACTTTCGTTTTTTGGTTTGTAAGAGGTCATGGTTGGCTTGTTACCTGTTCCAACTTTGGGGTCTTTTTTTTCGGCTTTTCTTTTTTGTTGGCACGCAGCTCTTTTTGCGGAGTCAGACATTTTTGAAGCAACTCCAGCAGCTCTACATTTCGGATATCCTTTACTACTCGCTTCAGGTCTTCCACAAGGAGGATGTCCTCCACCTTCTTTTTTTCTACATATATTCACCCATGGTCCCTTAGGTTGTTTACTACCTTTAGGTTTTTTCTTTGTACCAAACCAAACAGCTAAATCTTCTTTCAAAACTGTTTCATATTCACTTTTTGGTATTTTCGCAATTCTTTTTATCTCTTCAGGGGTTCCAGGTGCATCACTACCCATAGGATTATATCCATTCATAGGATTTCCATCGTCATCACTTTGAGAAAACATTGATTTAGCCTTTTTTGCTTTGTTTATCGCCTTTTTTTCATTTTTATTTATTATTTTGGTACTTCTTTCCATTTTACCATCATAACTATCATAAGCATTGGTTGCGCTCACGTAATCTGAAACGGCACTCACAAAAGGTCTCAATGGTTCTTTTTCCCATAATTGTGGGGCAAGTACCAAAGGAATTTTCATTCTTCCTGAACTTCCAGAACCTGTAGTCTCACTTATTGAAAATTTTTTCATATCTTTACATTAATAAATATCTATTATCATGGATGTTAACAACGAAATTTTAATCTCCAAAATAATTAAACTTGAACATGAGATAACTTCAGAAGTACTGAATGGTCATAAACCTTTTGTCGGTGACCATTTAGAAAGTAAAAGAAATGAGGTTAATACTCTCAGATGTGTTGTATATGGTTACGAAAGCATTTTTTGTAAAAAAAATTTGGCAGAAAAACCTTAATCAACTAAATTTGTAAAAATTAAACTATATGAGACTTATACTTACTTTAATTCTATCTTTCGCTCTTTCTGTATCATTTTCTCAAAACCATGGACTTATTCATTATTTGAATGGAATCAAAGCAGCTGAGGATATTGAGGCGATGAGGCAGAATGGTCTGAATTTTCAAATTCAACCTAAACTAATATCGGTCGATAGTTTTCCCAAAATAAATACACTTTTGGAAGATTATAAGTCATATATCTCCACCTATTATAGACAGATTAACTCCATTACTTTTTTAGACACTTACCAATTCACTAAACTTGATAAAAGAAACATGAGAGTTCAAACTGTATGCTATGTCCAATATAAGAATAGAGACTATAAGTGGGGTGGATGTAAGTATTTCGAAATTTTCTACGTAAACTCAGACCTTTATTTTACACCAACTGTAGTTGAATATTCTGACCGATACGAGATGGAAGTCACTGTTGCCGAAAAGATAAATTAGAGTTTGGTTACCGTTAGGTCTACTCTTCTCATTTTTCGATTTTCTTCTTCGGTACCACAGGTTCCTTTTGAACCTTGTGCAACTACTCTAAATTGAGCATTTTTTAATTGAGGTATATTGGTTATTAAGAAATTTTTCAGATTTTGAGCACGAGCTTTAGTGAGATTTAAATTCCCAATATCATTTTTATCTGCTTGCGGGTCCACTGTAACATCAGGATATGTTGATTTATCATCACTCCATTTACCATTGACCTTATTAGCCTCTTTATAACCAGCACTACATTTGGATGCTGATGACTGAATATCAAAAATAAATTTGGACATGTCGTTACCTTCTACGAATTTTTTAAACTGAATGAAATTAGGGTCATTCAGAATTTCATCTGTTGTAGGAGTGGAAACATTGTCTTTAAATTTATCCCCCAAAGGAACCGCCTGTGGTGGTTCTGGCTTAGGTGTTTCTTCTGGTTTAGTAGGTACGTCTTTATTGAATCCTTTAGGCATTGGGTATGAAGTGACTAATGTTGGTAATACCAAAGAGAAATAACCGAGTTTTTTACCGTAAAAAACATCAGTTTCGGGGTTGAATAAAGTTGTTGAATTTGTTTCTAATTGGTCAAATTCGATAACTTTATTGTTTTGCGAATAACCCCAATTTTTCGTTGGGCCCGCAACTGCAATCATGACTGTTATCGGAGAACCGTTTCTGTAAGTAACACCATAGAACATTTGATTTAGAGCAACACCAGATTCTTCTTTCCCTCGATATAAAAATGAATTTTTCGTAATTTCGTTACCATTATCAAACCTAAATTCTTTTTTTGATAATTTGGTCATTGAAAATCTAAATTCGTCTTTTCCCATATCAGCCAAGACTTTGTCCTTAAGAACTTCAACCTTGATTGGTCTATTTTTTTTGTCCACTTCGGTAACTTTACATTGATAGGATTTTTCCATATCTCTAGCATAAATAAGATATGGTTTGTTCCAATCGACATAATCTGAACCAACAGACATTGAAGGTTGTGAAAGAAAATAAGCATAGTTTTCGTCTTGGTCTAATAAAACGTTTTGGGTACCAGGACCCTGTACTGGATTTACCTCCCCTTGTTCTCTAACTAAATATAATTTCTTAGTTGCATTTTCATGTAATTGTAGAATCCTAATTTTTTCTTCCACACCAATATTCCACGTTTGTTTAATCATGATGAAAACTTTATTAATAAATATCCATATAATAAAAAAAGGGTCCCGAAGGACCCTTTTATATAAAGGTTAGACCATATTATCTCAACTCTTTCAAATCGAATGTTCTAACTCCATCAACTGTGACTCTACCATAGAAACGGTTGTTAACCATTTTCTTAGCGTATCTAGTCATGATACCCTTGATAGGTGTGAAGTTGAATGGGTTATACATTGTAGGTGTAAGTTGTAAAGGTACGTATGGTGCGTAGATATAACCTGTATCAAGAAGCGAAGTTCCTTTGTGTCCAATTAACACTTGGTTTGGTGGGAAGTAAGGGTCTCTGTAAACCTGGTATCTACCAGCAAGAGTTCCTACTCTCTCAATACCCATGTTGTATTGGTCTTGCTCAGGAGCTGCATTTGAAACGTGGAAATATTCTAAGTCATCGAAAATCGCAGAGATTTCAGATGATACAACAATCCAGTTTGCACCGCCTCTTAATGTTGATTTGTGGATTTGAGCTGAAAGCTGGTTGATTGCAGTAATCAACGTTTGGTTCCAGTCTTTCTGAGTGTAAGGTTGTGCGCTTCCACCTAATCTCTTCCATCCGTTGTAATCCCATCTTAAGTTCCATGCTGCACCTTTTCTAAGGTCTCTCAAGATTTCTCTATCGATTTCAGCTGCGACTTGCTCAGACAATAAAGCTGTTAATTCAGCTTCAGCGTCGATGTTATGGAATGCTGCAACGTCTTGTGCCATTTCTGGTGACCATTGAGCTCTTAATTTTCTTTCTGTTACAGAAACTGTTACAGACATAAGGTCAAATGATACCTCACCAATCTTATCTTCAAATTCCAAGTTCTTGTACAATCTATAAGTTGCAGAGAACGCGTTGTTAGAAGCTGTTGATGAAGAGAACGTTGAACCTGTGTAACCGTCCATAGAACCACCGCATGTAATACATACAGGAACTTGTAGGTCGATTTCAAGATAAATGTCTCCATCAACATCACAGATATTGTCGAATTGACCACCATCTGTTAATGATTCAGGGAACGCTAAACTTGCGTTGTTGTTACCGTACTCTACGATACCTTTACCATATCTTTGAGTTACAACTCTAAATAGGTATGGACCACCGCCCACAGTTGTTGTGTTTGTAGACACACCGTAGATAGTCAAATCAGACAAGAAAGATTCTGTGTCGATTGGGTTACCGTCAGGACCGATTAATTTACCAGCTCCGTCAGAAGCAAAACCACTCATGATTACAAGTACTTTTCTGTAGTTATCCTCTGCATAAGCCGCTGGTTCAAGATTCAAAGTAGTGTTGTTCCACTGAGCTGTTACAACTGAAGTTACTGCAGATGTTACAGAAGTGAAAGAACCTTTTGAATAATCAAATAAACCTGGTGGGTCTAATGCTGGTTCGTTACCTTCATAAAATCTATCATAAAGGTCTCTTCCGTTGTTATAGTTGTATCCTGCATTTGGAGATGCTGGACCATTTGGTGCACCGTATGGTGAAAAGTGTTGGTTAAGACCTGCAGCTGCTGCTGGGTCATAACTCTGAATGTTTGGTACAAAGTAGAATAATTTACCAATTGGTAAGTTCATTGCTTGTACTGAAACGATGTCGTTAGCTAACAACTTAGAGAACACTCTTCTTACGATTGGAAATACAACAGTTTCAAATGCACCTGTATCAGATGTAGATGAAGCTTCGTTGATTAAGTAAGAAGCTTGGTTTTCATAAAGTTGAGCAACGTTTTCTCTCATGTGACCTTTAAGACCCTCTAAGAATCCTAATTTGTCCCATTTTGTGATTGTGTCTTCTTTGATAACCTTAAGGTGCTTAAGACCGATGTTACCAACAAGACCTGATTCTAATAATGCTCCCATTTTGAGTATTTTTTAGTTTTTATTTATTTTATTTATTTTTACCCCAACTTAGACATTAAGTCTTTCATTCTCATGAATTGAGGATTTTCGTATGTTTTTGATTCAATCAAATTAACAGCTGAACCTGACGATACAGTATTGTTGATTTTCTTTTCAACTGACTCATTGATAGATTTTGTTTCAGTTTTTGTTAACTCATCTTTCAATGATTTGTAAAGAGACTTAGACTCTTTCAAAGATTCAACATCGTCGAATCTTCTAAGAATGTTAATTTTCTCTTTCTTTGTAGTTGAATGTTCTGTAAACAATCTTGTAGCGTATGCTAAGTTTGAATTGAAGATTGCAACTTCATTCAGTTTTTCTCTGAATACATTAAGTGCTTTTCTGTACTCTTCATTTTTTTCTCTCAACATTGAGATTTCAGCTTCTAAAGATTCTACCTTAACACCATTTTTTCCGTAAACATATTTACGGTTGTTACTGATGCCTTTTCTCAAACCTCTACCTTCTTTTGAACCATTTCCATAAGTTCTTGCAGCTTCTTTAGTTTCTCTTTTTTCAAAACCTGCGTCATCTCTACGAGCCTTAGTGGTTTTGAGGTCTTTAGAAGCAATTTTACCGTGCTTCATAGATAACCTTTCATCCTCTCTGTCTTTGTATCCTTGACCTTCTTTTGTTTCTGCTTTAACAACTTTGGATTTTCCTTCCATATTTTCACCCTTCTTGTATTCGAATTTAGCTTTACCAGTTCCCATCATTTTTGGACCTTCTTTTTTGTCCTCTTTGAATCCACCAGCTGCTTTGTCCTTATATTTGAATTTAGGACCGCTACCAATTCCAACACCTTTAGGTTTTACAGACATTTTACTCTCTTTAGTTTCAGATTTCTTTGCCTTTTTGTGATTGTATGCTTCCTCCAATTGGTCATCCTCTTCATCAAGCATGTCGTCATCTTCTTCGAGGTGGTCTTCACCTTCTTCGAGGTCTTCTTCATCCTCTTCATCAAGCATGTC